GTCCATGTACTCCTCGAATGCGTCATAATCCCCAACGAGTAACGCATTCAGGCTGCTCTCCGCTCGCTTGGAATGCCAGTTCTGGGCCGAATCGAATTCGTCCGCATCACTAGTCACCACGCTTGCGCAATTCGGTAGGCGCCTGATCTCGAGTCCAACCCTCTCCATCAACTGCTCCTGACTCATGTAGCAATCGAAGATGTTGTAGTGCTTGCCACGAGTCGCATACTCGTGGTCGGCTTGTCGGAAAAACGACCCATACCGAAGGTTGATAGCTGAGGACGTGGCACTAATTCCTTGCCCCACCTTAGCCTCCTTAGATAATGGATCATCGGTCTTGTTCCACTTGAATTGCACCTTGTTCATGAAGGTGATAAGGCGCTCCCGGGTGCCTTTCTTCTCCAATCCCGCAGCGCGCACGTCATAACATCTGTTACTGGCGGCCCTCAAAAATTGTTGATGTATGAGGTCGCGCGAGTCATCCCCGAGTTCACTCTCGTCATCGAAGTGCGCCAAGTAGGTGTCACGAGCCATCTGCCATGCGTGTCTCCTACCCTGGACGCTCTCTCTTGCCCCTTTCGGCTTCACGAGGTAACGCTGCGCCGCGCCCAGTGCCTCCACGACTGCATCCGTCTGCGTATTTCCAAAGCCCCCGCCGAAGGCGAGAACCTCATCCGACGTTGGCAACATACGACCCTTCTTATCTAACCTAATGTATAAAGGATCGCGTCGCAGTTCCATCTTCTGGATCAACGCACTAGGGCCCATCGCCGCCCCGGTGGCATTCGTGCGCACTCCAACCCCGACAGAGGGATCTATCTCCGGGGCGAGACGATAAGCGTCTGCGGATCCCGGCATCTCCCGCTCAAGTACCCTCCGCTCTGGGTGGACATCAGCCCGCTCAATCCCGGTATGGCCACCGTTGGCGTACTGATGTTGATCGACCATCACCAGAGCCAGATTCTCCTTCAACTGGGCACCAGCGTCGTAGGTGTACACCTCGTCCCTACCGAACAGTCCTATTCCGCCCGCCACATCCTCGTTCTCCTTGATCTTGATGCTCGGGGCCTTATGGTCAGCCATCAAGATTGCGGTCATCCGGACCAGGTCAAACATCCGCTCCGCTAAAATGGGCCGCTTCACGGTGAAGCCATTATGGATCTCGAAGTCTTGTACCGTCCCCCTCGGCGCTGAACTGTGCCGTCGGTGCCGTACTCGCCGGGCCCTTGAAGAAGATCTTCTTCACCGACAAAGCGTTAACGGTGTCGGCGTTGTTGGCGTGGTT